ATGCTTCTTTCATTATACCATGTTTAGATAACCATTTCTCCCATAATTTGTCTTTATCAAAAACAGTATATTTGTCCTTGACAAGATCATTTGCTACTACAAACAGCAACCCTGCACGTATTTTATCTATATCAGGGAAGTGCGCAAACACAGTTAACGCCATAAGCTCCAACTGTCCTTTGTCTGCATACCGTGACGACTTACCAGTCTTGTAATCAATCACCCACGCAGCGCCGCCAAGTGTGTCCACTATGATAAGATCCGCTATACCACGAAACCATACGTTTTTATCAAAGAAACCACACGGTTCTAGGTTTTCAGTCAGCCCCATCTTACGCTCTGTTAACTTAACACCACGCTTGTCATTGAGACTATCAAGCATTTTCTGTGCAAAAATAAACTTTGGGTCTATTGGTTCTCCCTTACCAATATAATTTTCGGCTGCTTTGTGAAAAGCGCTTCCGTAACGGATTGCTTCGGTTTCTACAAAGGGGTGTTCCTTCAAAACGTTCACATGGTAAAACTGTTTTGGGCACGTTTCAAAACCTTTGAGTTTACTATACGACCAAGGGGCTGCGTTCACTCACATTCTCCATATGATTTGGCGGTGCCTGCTTCACAGTCGATTGGTAACCCTTCCGCCCACTCAGGCACCCATCGCATTGATTCTTCAACGTACGCTTTAGCGTCAGCGGTTTCGGCATCGGGCACACAGCATACGATTGAATCGTGTACAGTTAACACTACTTTGTATCTCTTGGCAATCCGTAACATCTGGTCACCTATAATGCACCGTGCGATACCTTGGCAAACATTCTCTACAACCTTACCGCCGTAAATCTTCTTTTCCCCTGCGCGTACCTTATAGTAATATTGTGGACCTTTTTCTTCTTGCTGCATAAACAAGCCATGGTAAAACATGGACAATCCAGAAGGCAGTATAACAGCTTTACCTGTGGGATCTATGTCCAAAACTCCGGACCGACCCACTAGCAGCTTATCCCCTTGTACCATATAACGTAGCATGTTCTGACAGTTGCGCCATAGTTGGCTTATCTTCCAATTAGCATCTCGGTATATATTTATAACACGTCTTGCTTCGTCCAACTCCATGTCAAACCCAAAAGACTTTAGCTGCGCTTGAAACTTTAATGCGCCCATACCATATCCTGCGCCAAGTATCGTAGTCTTACCGACAAAACGTTGATCCTTGGTAACGTCTTCTACTGCAACGCCGTAGATAGTGGATGCCATCTTCTTATATACATCTTCTTTGTTAGTGAACGCACTAACAAGATCATCCTGTTCCGCAAGCCATGCTAGAACACGCGCTTCTATCTGTGCGGAGTCAGCTTCTATAATTGTGTGACCTTCGGGTGCTATGATCGCACTCTTTAATGCTTTGGCATTTGGTCCTCTGCTCGGTAGGTTTTGCAGGTTGATCTTGTCATCACCGCCCCAACGACCAGTGTGTGCGGCGTAGTATCTAACGGGTACAGGGAGATTACCGCGCGAGGATATATCTATAAACCTCTTAGTACGTGTTTCCTCTAAGGTACTTTTGGTACCCAGACGTGCAGAGACTAAGGCTTGAACCTTATCATTGTCGTGTTCGAGCAGTGCCTTAAACTCTTCGTCACTTTTAGCAAACGCGTAGGTTTCTTTCTCGGTAGTGGGACTAATCTTTGTTGGGGGCACTACACCTAAACCTGTCAGTAGGTCAGCAAACTTCTGGTTGGACATCAAGTCTTTCTTGTCTTGAATGTTTGCGTCAACCATCAACTGCGCTTTACGCTTCTTAACATTTTCAATATGGTTAGTCAGCAGTTCATCATTCAACTCTAGTGTTGGTTCGGTGAACATGCGCAACGTAAGGTCGATTAACTTTAGTTCCTTGCGCGGGAATTTACGTGCCATGATGTTAAAGAGTTTGTATGTTAATCCGACATCGTTAACACAGTAGTCACCATACGTTGACAACTCATCAGGAGAGAAGTCTTTTCGTTGTTTACCCATAGCACGTACAACTTCAGTGCCCTTAGTTCCTACATCGTATCGCAATGCGACTGCTTTAAGTGCAGCAGACGTTTCCACACCATGCAAGGCTCTCGCCATGTGCATTGTATCAGCCAACGCTTTTGGGTGTATATCAAATTGCCAAGACAGTATCGCACCATCAAACATGGTATTGTGAGCTAACACCAAACTATTAGCCCAATTAAACTCACGCAGATAATTCTCTATCTGCCTATGTGTTCCACTAGCCCATTCGGTTTCGGCATTGTTTACTTTGACACCCACACCTATAACTTCAAAGCGTGGGTCGCGCACATACTCTTCGGTTGTCATTTTGGAAAGACTGTACTCACGCGAATAATATGTCTCAAAATCTAACGTGATGAGATCCATCAGTCTTCCTCCGTGAGCTTGCTTGCTAACTCGCCACCACAAGCCATGTACCCACAGGCATCTACCCAGTTGTCCATATGCTTCGGGTTTGATCCTATCCTTGCAATTTTTAACAACGTCATAAGCACAGGCACATCGTGTGGTTTGATAAAGTCTATCAGCCCCAAGTGTGCGTTCCACAATGTAGCTATGCGAACAAAGTTCGCTTCCATGTCGCCGTGGTCTGATGCACGGTCCTTCGTTACATAGCCTTTGGCGGTGTCTAACACCTTTGCACGACACCACGTTTGTATAGCATCCACTACCTTTGTGGGCACTTCTTCGCGCCAATTTTCCGAACTTATTCGATCAACTAGTTTGCAGACGTATCCTAAACTAACATTACACGCGTCTGCCACGTCTTGTAGTTTTGCATTGCGGTTCGCTAGTAGATACGTCCACACTCTTTCTTCTCTCTTGGTCATCATGTTCTCCATTGTTCCAAGGCGTAGGCGCAAGTGATATTTTATCTTTGTTCACTGCCATCTTGCGTTTGTGTCCTAGCCATTCTTTTTCTGCTTTAGTCCAACGTTTCATAAATTACCTTCCACGTTGTTTTCTTTTTGCGTACCAAATACCAAGTCTCCAAAGTACTTTGTACGGTGACCACTTAGGTGCCATTGCTAGCGCAGTGCGACACCATATCTCTAATTCCTCATACTCCTTTAATGTTTTCATATTTTCACTCCGTTCGTCCTAAGTTTAGAAACAAACGACTTTAATTCTTCTCGTGCATAAAACAAATCTTGTTGTATGTTCGGCCTTGCATCGTACCTATACCGTTCTTCTTCTAACCTGTTTACCTGTTGTTTTAAAAAACGATACTCAAACTTTTGTGCGGGACTCAATGCTTCGTCACCCATTTGGTCTAACCCTTGGTTTAACAAGTTTGTTGGATGCAACCTCTGTACCTTTGCAATGTATCAACACCGAATCATGTTGGTTTTCCATGATAGCATACATAGCTTCCTTGTTGTAACTGCAGGCATCGTAACTCGGAAACAAAATATTGTGTGTCACCTGTTCGCCTTGGACAAAATAAGTTAGCACCATAAACGTAAAATATTTAATCATACTTATCCTTTCTTTCTTGTGTTTATATTCATAGAAAATATTGTTCTTGGTTTAGTAGATAAATTTGGGTTTGCGTAATGCGTCATCATACTTGGGAAAAGAAGAATCATGCCTTCGGAAACATCTGGAGAAAAATATAAAGTAGTGTCATCTACAAAATTGTTAAACGGAGCAATAAAATTAGTTGATTTATGTTCTTGCTCATCAAAATCTGCGTATAGCACAGCCGAAAAACCAATTGACCCGTGTCTATGGGGGTCCATAAACTCTTGGTTTAAGTATCTTTGCGCCCATATATCTTTGACAAAAATAGAAAAATTAATATGTTCGGAAAATATTTGTAACTCTTCAGATAATATTGTTTCAAACTGAATTTTATAATGGCATCCATTTTTAACATTATGGTGATAATCTGTGAAACAACCATCTTTTAAAAATCTAGGGTCGTGCCATTGAACTAAAGACATAAGACTTTTTTTCTTTCTGCCCCACTCGGCAATGTTAATAATAAAAAAAGGTATGTAAAAAGGGTGTAGTGTTTCTATTGAACTAATCTTCATTTTCTACTCCCCGAAAAAACTTAGCGTGTAGTTTTTTTAAAGTTGGTTTTGGAACTCTTTTATATGTTTGAAATA